GTTGAAAAGATATTAGAGCACATAAAAAGTTTAAGTAACACGCAGTTATGGCTAATGGGGCATTGTACAGGTGCAAATATTATATCAATGATACACGACGTCAACCAATATAATCATCTCTATAGAGGAATAATATTTCTAAATCCGTATTGGAAAAGTAGATGGCGTGAATTAGGACTAGATGAAATGAAATATTTTCTCATAAAAATGGCTAAACCATTGCTGATTATTCAACACGCAGAAGATCCTAATAACGGAACACACCCCGAAATAGCTAAAAAAATTATTAATGATACAAATAGTACATCGACAAGATATGCAGAACTTAATGGAGGAATAGATCAAGGATGTCCGCATTTTTCTGTGGGTTATCATGGATTTAGAGGTATTGAACACAAGGTTATTGATGAAATTAATAATTTTGTTCTAGATCATGGTAAAATATAAATCCATTGATCTAAAATATAAAGAATAATATAATACATAAAAAAGGAGATAATATGTCAGGAAGAAATTTCAATGAAGCAGAAAAAACCAAGCTGATACAACTGATCAAAGAAGGATCACAGGTGTTGGGAGAGGTAGATGATCTCAAAGCAGGACTGCGAGACACAGTGAAAGCACTGGCTGAAGAATTGGAACTCAAGCCAGCCATGCTGAACAAGGCCATCGCGATCGCCCACAAAGACAATTATAAATCTGTGGCCGATGACATGGACCTGTTGGATTCGATATTGGCAGCAGCAGGCAAGATCTAGTGCATGCCTTCATAGCCGAATTTTGGACACAGAGCTACCGCACTGATCGCGTGGCTTTTTATTTTGAGCTGATCAGTGTGATATTCACCATATTTGGATCTCTCGCTCTCACTTTCACCAGCCCACATCCAAAGATGTGGATTGTGTTTCCTCTTTACCTGATCGGCTCTTCCACCATGGCCTATTCCGCCTATCGCAGGAGGAACCTATGGATAACTACTTTGGCCGGCTGGTTCACTGTGATGAACTGCATCGGCAATTACCTGGTATTTTTCAAATGAGCTACATAGACGCATTCTACAGGAGAGACGACGACAAAGTTTTTGTCGTGGAGCGAGATCCCAATGGACAGAGACGGTTCGTTGACTATGATGCAAGATATGTTTTTTACTATCCCGATGCCCGAGGCAAGCACAGGAGCATACACGGAGAGACACTGCAGAAGGTCACCTGCAGCACGTTCAAGGAGTTCATAAAAGAACAGAAGATCAGGAGCAACAAGAAACTGTTTGAACAGGACATCAATCCTGTGTTCCGCTGCCTGGAGGAGAACTATCTTGGCAAGGATGCTCCCAAGCTCAACGTGGTGTTCTTTGACATTGAAGTGGACTTTGATCCACAACGCGGGTATTCTACCACGGACGATCCATTCATGCCCATCACCGCCATCACATGTTATCTCAACTGGACCGATCAGCTGGTCACGTTTGCTGTGCCTCCCAAGGCACTCAGCATGGCAGATGCCAGGCTGCAGGTGGAGAGATTCAGCAACGTGATGCTGTTCGAGAAAGAAAAAGACATGCTGGACGCATTTCTCACGCTGGTGGACGAGGGCGATGTCATCAGTGGCTGGAACTCAGAAGGATATGACCTACCCTATGTCGTGGGCAGGATACAGAAGGTATTGAGCTCCGATGACACAAGAAGACTGTGTTTTTGGGGAGAAAAACCTAAGAAGAGGACATTTGAAAAATTTGGCAGGGAACAGATCAGTTATGATTTGACTGGAAGAGTGCATCTGGACCTATTGGAACTATATAGGAAATACACCTACGAGGAGCGGCACAGCTACCGCCTGGACGCCATAGGTGAATGGGAATTGGACGAGAAGAAGACAGTGTATGAAGGATCCTTAGACCAGCTGTACAACAATGACTTCGGCATGTTCATAGAGTACAACAGGCAGGACTGCGACCTGTTGGCAAAATTGGAAAAGAAATTGAAATTCATTGAGTTGGCCAATGAGATAGCACACCAAAACACTGTGTTGCTGGACACTACCATGGGAGCAGTGGCAGTGACCGAGCAGGCCATCATCAACGAGGCACATCGCAGAGGCATGATAGTGCCTGGCAGGGCAAAGAGAGATGAGTCAGCACCTGTGGAATCAGCGGCGGGGGCCTATGTGGCTTATCCCAAGAAAGGCATACACGACTGGATTGGCTCCGTTGACATCAACTCGCTGTATCCATCCGTGATCCGAGCGCTGAACATGGGTCCGGAAACAATAGTGGGACAGATACGTCCTGTGATCACATCAGCGGAGATAAACAGGGCCAAGCACCAAGGCAAGTCCTTCGCCACTGCATGGGAAGGACAATTTGGTTGTTGGGAATATCAAGCAGTGATGGACAAGGACAAAGGCACCGAATTAATTGTTGATTGGGAAGATGGAACCAGCGTAAGGATGAGCGCAGCTCAGCTGCATGATCTTGTGTTCGACGGCAACAGGCAGTGGATGATATCTGCCAACGGAACAATATTCACCTATGAGTTCGAAGGAGTCATACCTGGACTTTTAAAGAGATGGTATGCTGAGAGGAAAGACATGCAGCACAAGATGGCCGAGTGCGGGGAAAATGAAATAGAGAGAGAATTCTGGGACAAGAGGCAGCTGGTCAAAAAAATCAATCTAAACTCGCTGTATGGCGCGATATTGAATCCGGGCTGCCGCTTCTTTGACATGCGCATAGGTCAATCAGTGACGTTGACCGGCAGATGCATCACGCAACACATGGCCGCCAAGGCCAACGAGATCATTGCAGGAAAATATGACCACGTGGGCGAGAGCGTGATCTATGGTGACACTGACTCCGTGTATTTCTCGGCCTATGCCACGCTGCAAGATGACATAAAATCTGGTAAAATACAGTGGAACAAGGAAAGTGTGATCGCCCTGTATGACAAGATAGCAGAAGAGGTCAATGGCACATTCACAGCATTCATGACTCGAGCGTTCCATTGTCCCAAGACCCGCGGTGACGTGATACGTGCAGGCCGAGAACTGGTGGCCAGCAAGGGACTGTTCATAACCAAAAAAAGATACGCTCTCTTGTATTTTGACAAGGAGGGCGAGCGTGTGGACACGGCAGGCAAGGAAGGCAAGGTCAAAGCGATGGGGCTGGATCTCAAAAGATCAGATACTCCGATATTCGTTCAAGATTTCTTGAGTGACATACTGTATCTGGTGCTGATAGGCAAAACCGAGGCAGAAGTGCTAGATAGAATCAAGCAGTTCCGGGGTGAATTCAAATCTAGGCCAGGCTGGGAAAAAGGATCTCCCAAGCGTGCCAATAATGTGACGGAATATCACGAAGAGGAGAAAAAGAAAGGCAAGGCCAACATGCCCGGGCATGTGAGAGCCTCGATCAACTGGAACACCTGCAGAGACATGTATGGCGATCGATACAGCATGCCAATAACGGATGGAGCCAAGGTTATCGTGTGCAAATTAAGAAATAATCCCCTTGGATACACGTCTATAGCATATCCAGTGGATGAGCAGAGATTGCCGGAATGGTTCAAAGAATTGCCGTTTGATTCCGATGGCATGGAACAGAGTGTGCTGGATGGCAAGATTGATAATCTGATTGGTGTGCTGGAATGGGACGTGAGATCCACAGAAAGCAGCAACACGTTCAACAGATTGTTCGAGGTGGCATGACATGTTAAGCATAGAAGAAATCAAGTTGCTGATAGAGAAATTGGAAAAAATTAAATCACACGATTTTCAAAAATTAATTGATGATAATCTCAAAATATTGAAAGAGTTGGCCACCACAGTTGATATCAATAATCAAGATCAGATAGATAGACTGGACAAGACCAAGGACTGGTATGCCAAGGACATGGAGTGGCGCCACGAGAGGCGAGAGGGATTCAATGATAAACTGTTGTTTGATAAAATTGAAAGCAAGATTGGACAGTTTTCTAAAATGGGGGCCAGTTCTGCCCTATACAACAGTCTAGAAATTGGGCCAGGGTACGGAAAATTTAGTAGATTATTTTTGGCATGGAGATTAAACTTCTATGTGGACATATTGCCGCAATGCCACAGCAAAATTAAAAAATTGTTCAATCCACAGCAGCACAAATACATCAAGTTTTACACCACAGATAGAACTGCATGCCATGACATACCGGACAATGCAGTGAATTTTGTTTTCAGTTGGGACACATTCACATTTTTTACGCAGGAACACATAAGAGAATATCTCAAAGATATATCCAGAGTTATCTTACCAGGTGGCTATGTGTTTATACATTATGCCAATTGCGAATATGATCGCGATCTTCACGAGGCCAAAAGGGGCTATTGGAATTACAATACTCGATCTGCCATGACAAAAATCATCCAAGAAACTGGATATGACGTGTTAGAGATGGATCAATTCTCTCCAGGAAATAACTATGCCATATTTAAGAAACCTGGTAAAGATAATCCTGTGTTATATCAAGTGATAGAAGTGCCTGTGGAAAAATAATTCAACACTTGATTTTTTTCTAAATACCTTATACAATACAAAATAAACTTTTAAGAACAGGCAAAAAATGATAGACATATTAAGAGACATAGTCAAGCACACGTACGGCTTAGGATTCCTAGACCTGGTCAAGATCACAGGCACAACAGATGAAACAGCGATAGATTCCATGGCCGAGGATCGGTCGGTGATACTGCAAGGCACGTTCAAACAGCCACAGGCAGGATTGGCGGGCACGTTCGGGATGCCACAATTGAACAAGTTGGACATACATCTGAAATGTCCCGAATACAAGGACAAGGCACACATCACAGTTATCCGAGGCACAAGAAACAATGCCGAAGTGCCCGTGGGCATACACTTTGAGAACGAGAAGGGTGATTTCAAGAACGATTATCGTTTCATGAACGCCGAGATCATCAATGAGAAATTGAAAACTATCAAATTCAAAGGCGTCAAGTGGGACGTAGAGATCGAGCCCACAGTGGCGGGCGTGCAGAGATTCAACTTCCAATCTGTGGCCAACACAGAACACAACACGTTCGTGGTGAGGACCGACAACGGCAATTTAATATTCACGTTTGGTGACCAGGCATCGCATGGCGGTGAATTTACTTTCGCTACAGGTGTCAAGGGCACTCTCAACAAAGGTTGGAGCTGGCCAGTGGCGCAGGTTCTCCAGATATTGAAACTGAGCGACTCCGCCAAGGTCACCTTGCATTTCTCCAACGAAGGCGCGATGCAGGTCACAGTGGATTCGGGAGTTGGCGTATATCGTTACATCATACCAGCACAGGCGCAGTGATGCCAGATAACAGGCAGGAACATCTAGGGCCTCTGAACAGGGACTTTGCCCGATTCTTGCCGGCCATATCCAATTTCTACAACACCTTCATCAGCAAGCAGAGAGCGAAAGGCGATCACATATCTAAAGAAAGAATACCTAAAGGTTTTGAGAATGATGTGGAAGGATTAAACTTTCTTAATCCAGAGAAAGGTTATTTTACCTATGATGTGGGTTTATATTCAGCAGGACATGCTTGTCTAGACGTGGAAAAAGCACCTGTGGCTGACAGCATGTGTATACAGAGAGACAGAAAATTTTCTACCATAGTGGGTGATTCGGGTGGGTATCAGATAGGCCGAGGAGTTATTAATTTTGATTGGCAGGATTTCGAAGGTAACAAAGCCAATAAAGTTAGAAGTAATATTCTAAATTGGTTAGAATTAACCGCTGACTGGTCTATGACGCTGGACGTGCCAACCTGGGCAGCAGATGAATTGAACTCTCCAAAAACAGGATTGAAGAGTTTTCAAGACACTCTAAATGGTACAATCTATAACAATAAATTCTTTCAAAAAAATAGACTAGGACAAACTAAATTTTTGAACGTATTACAAGGAGATGATTGGGAGACGGCACAAACATGGTATGATGCCATTAAAGATTTTGAGTTTGAAGGATGGGCAATGGGTGGTATCAACATGTGCGACATGGAAGTCTTGTTAAAAAGATTGGTCATAATGAGAGATGAGAAGAAATTGGACAAGAAAAATTGGATACACGTGTTGGGTACATCACAACTGGATTGGGCTTGTTTCTTAACACAGATACAGAGACAGTTAAGAAAACATGTGAATCCAGATGTCACGATTAGTTTTGATTCAGCATCCGCTTTCCTAAGCACAGCCAATGGCTTAGTGTACACACACAATCTATTCACTCCCAAGAGATGGAGTTATATCATGGAGAAAGCACCAGATGACAAAAGATTGAAAGGCAGCACCATACCATTCCCATTCAAGAGTGCTATCGGTAATCGATTACACATGGGAGATGTTTGCTGGTATGGAGAAGGTGACCTAAATAAAAACAACAAAGAAGGCAAAACTTCTTGGGATAGTTTCAGTTATATATTGATGATGGCACACAACGTATACAATCATATTAGAGCTGTACAGATTGCCAATGACATGAATGACATAGAGATGATCAAGCACCAGCCGGAAGCCAAACACTGGAGAAAGATCAAGGAATCGGACAACACAGATCAGATGAGCGATTTCGTTCCGAGAAACATACTGTATTTCAACACGTTCGTGAAGGAGGTGTTTGAGTCGGAAAAACCAATGGAGTTGATCAGTTCCGCCACATCATTCCTGGCGGACATAAGGGGCACCAGATGGCAGAGAGCCACTGGTGGCGGCAAGGGCAAGAACAACTTCAGTTCACTATTCGAAGGAGGATAAAATGGCCAACAAGAACAAGCAACTGAGAAAACTTAAAATGCATCATGATTACCTCAACAGGAAGGTGGAGGAGGTTACCGAGCTTCGACGTCATGACAGGAGCATTGAAAGCAAAAGCATATTGATGCGTTTGAAAAAGGAGAAATTGTCGCTTAAAGATCAGATCGCGGACCTGGAAAAACAACTGGTAAACAGCGAATAGCTTTGACAAATTAAATTATCATGCTACAATTAGGCAACATGAACAGAGATTATTCCACAGGGCATTATAGCAACAGCGAGGTCAATGTGTTCACTGGCGTTGAAATTGAGCACACCATTGCATATGGTAAACGAACTTTATTTTTGGCCACAAATAGTCTAAGCACTGATGATGTGTTGGAACTGGCCACCATGAATGGCTGCGAGGCAGTGTATTATGGAGCCAACAGGACGTTCCAGTACAACCTAGGCACGCAGATTTTCCAGATGAAAAAGTTGTTGGACAATGGTTATTATGTCACCATCGATTATCCCTACGCTGATCACGAAGAAGTCAAGAAGAGATTCGCACTGATATGGAACGAGCCCAGGTTCATACCATTCTGCTCCATCATATTCGAGCGCAGCGACGATGACCAACAACTGCACTTCAAGATAGACGATGTCACTTTCAGACACAGCAATCCGGGAGTGTGGACCATGAGCATGAAAGATTTTAAAGAAAAGTCTGGATTCACAGATTGGGATCAATATGGCAAGGATGAAATCATAAAATGATAGAAGCACAAAGAGAGCAGGCACTGAAAGAAAAATTAGGTCAAAGCTCAAAGATGATCTGGGTGACTTTCCGCAAGGAAGGCATACACAAATACCCTGCGGCACTGACAGATCCAAAATTGGCCACTGGCGATGAATATGACGTGAGCTTCTTGGGCTATCCCCACAGGCACATATTCCATTTTCATGTAGCGATAGAGGTGTTCCACGATGACAGAGACATCGAGTTCATGCAGTTCAAGAGATGGTTGGAAAAATTATACACAGAGAAGACCCTGGCGCTGGATTACAAAAGTTGTGAAATGATATCGGATGATCTGTATCTTGCGATCATACAACGTTATCCAGGCAGAAAGATAACGATAGAAGTATCAGAGGATGGAGAGAATGGCTCGAAAGCAGAATACCCAAGAGGTTAACATAGAAGTAAACATTCCGGTCAGGACGCTGACCCGGAGGAAAGGATATCTCCCCATAGGTGGCGGGGCTCTAAATGCCGACTACACCTTCGTGGATGCCGTGGCCAATGTTTGCACCATGATGGGCAGCGCTGGTTATACCTATGGCAAGGATTTCATCTGGGCGTATCACGGCTACAATGATGACATGGAAGACACGGTGACCCTATATGTTCGGGATGAAAAGATCAGGACATGGCTGCATCTGCGAGCGAAGTGTGATTACCATATCAAACACACAAGTGATGGTGGTGTCAAATTAACAAGGATTGCTCGATGAGAATAAGATTAGTATTTGAACCACATGCTGGCGTTAACATCAATAACAATCAAACCTTCCGTCATTACGGAGAAAATTATCTCAGTGATTTTGCCGTGGAATGGGGAGGATTCATAGTTTTAGATTCTAACGAGACATTGTATGGACGAGCAGAACCGTTGTATCAATTTTTAATACATGAAGGCAATGACAATATTTTGGCGGACCTATTGAGATATTTGAAAACCAATCCCATGCATGGGTATCACACCCACGTGCTGGTAGGTAAGAAGTGCCAGAAGGAGGTGATTGTAAGCACATGATGAAGATTTTTTACATGGGCCTGGAGCCCTATGAAGGTCGCTACACGCTACAATTGACCGATTGGACAGAGAGAGTTTACAAGAAGCGCGGCATAGACTACGTGGTCGTGCCCGGCACCACCATAGACAATTCCAAAGCCATAGTGACGGGACAGGTGCTGGACGCACACGGCAGGAGCTATTTCGGCATGAGCCAGATGATGAATTTGGTTCGCATGATGAAATCTGGAGAAGTTACTTCTGATGACGTGATATTTTTTGAGGACATGTTCCAACCCGGCATGGAATCGCTGCCCTACATCATACAACAGTCGCCAGAGAGGTACAGGCCGAGGATATATCTAAGGTGCCTCGCACAGTCCATAGATCCAGATGACTTCGTGCATGTCTGGGGCATGAGCCGATGGATGAGCCTTTATGAACAGATGTGCAACGAGATACCCAACGTGCATATACTTGCCACGAACGAGGAGATGGTGGCACACATGAGGATAGCCAACTGGCGCGCACCTATCTACAACATTTCTGGCCTGAGTTACGGCAAACAGGAAGTGCTGGAAAGAATCAAGACCATCAAACCATTTGGACAAAGAACCGTGAGAGTTGGCTACGCCGCCAGATGGGATCAGGAAAAGCAGCCAGGGTTTTTCATGGATCTAATCGAACAGTGGCATGCCGACGAGTCATTGCCTGCTGTGGAGTTCTCTGTTTTCTGTGGCGGCCCATTGAGATCCAACAACATCAACTATGTTCATCGCGCAAGGCACTTGGAGGAGTCTGGCAAAATTAAAATTTACGAACACTTGAAAAAAAATGACTACTATGAATTATTGAATGACACCAGGGTGCTGTTCAACTGCGCACTGCAGGACTGGGTGTCAAACACAGTGTCCGAGGCTGACACACTGGGCTGCAATGTTCTTTTTCCGGCATATAGATCATTCCCAGAAACATTCGCCAATGACGACAGCAGGATGTACGTGCCATGGAGCAGCAGAGACGCCATGCAAAAATTGAAAGTGTTGTTGCAGGCACCATCGCCAAACATGGGCAAGATATCCGATTGGACCGACGGCACGGTGGACAGAATGATCGACATCATTACAGGCAAGGGAGAGCAATGGAGGAGAGATGGAAGCGACTACAGGACGTATGCGCCCGAAGCCAAGTACTAAAGGCATCAGCAAGTCGGTGCTGGTGGTGGGAGGGGCCGGCTACATCGGTTCTCACACCGCAAAGGAGCTGACCAAGAATGGGTTCACTCCGGTCGTGGTCGACAGAGACATCAAGACCAAGCCCTGGGCCACGCAGTTTGGACCGGCATTTGAATGCCATCTGCCCAGAGACACTGACTTCCTGCAGGAAATCATCAACAGATACAACATAGACTCCTGCATACATTTCGCCGCACACACTCAGGTGGGAGAGTCTGTGAGAGATCCATCTAAATATTACAAGAACAACGTGATAATGACTGTGCAGTTGTTGGACAAGTTGAGAGATCTAGGCATCAACAAGGTGGTCTTCTCGTCAAGCGCTGCAGTGTATGGCATTCCCGCCAAGGGAGTGGCCAGAGACGATGACATCAACCTGCATCCAATCAACCCGTATGGCAGGAGCAAGTTGATGATTGAAAATATCTTGAAGGACTATCACGTGGCCTATGGACTGAGCAGCGTCAGCCTGCGATATTTCAACGCCGCGGGAGCGGACGCGGACAGCGAGATCGGTGAACTGCGCGAGGACGAGACGCACATCATACCATTGGCCATAGACGCAGCACATAGAGATCGAGAATTCAAGCTGTTTGGCACTGATTTTGACACAGCGGATGGGACCTGCGTGAGAGACTATGTCCACGTGACCGATCTCGCGGTGGCCCACGTGCTGGCACTGCAGCGAGCGTCTGGTGATGTGATCTGTGAGACCTACAACCTGGGCTCCGGCATCAGCACAAGCAACAGGCAACTGCTGGAGACCATAGAAAAATACGTGGGGCACATCAAGATAGTGGAAATGCCGCGCAGGGCGGGCGATCCACCTGTGCTGGTGGCCGATACCACACGCGCAAACACAGAACTTGGTTGGCGGCCGTCGCACAGTTCTATTGACAACATCGTGGCCACTGCTGTAAAATGGTATAACAAGATTAACCAAAAAGAATTTAACTGATGTCAGACACACGTAAAGATATCATGTCAGGGGGTTTGATTGATACTTGGACCGACAAAACCAAGCCGATCAGCCAGCAGATACGCGAAAGGATAGTGAAGTCAGGTGAGAGGTTCTTCGCAGCCGACAACATCAGCAGATATATCGAAAATGGCGAGAGAGAAAAGCTGATTGACGAGCTGACCACGAAATTTGATGCTGTGCTGGACAGCTTGGTCATAGACAGGACCAATGATCCCAACAGCGTTGGCACAGGCCGCAGGCTGGCCAAGATGTACATCACGGAGATCATGGGAGGGAGGTACAATCCTCCACCAGAAGTGACGACATTTCCCAACGAAGATGGCAGGTACGACCAGCTGATAGTGATCAGGTCCGACATCAAGAGCATGTGCTCGCATCACCATCAGCCCATGACGGGCGTGTGCTACATCGGATGTCTCCCGGGCAAGCGTTTGATCGGACTCAGCAAGTACACCAGGATAGCGCAGCACCAGGCCGCGAGAGGACATCTGCAGGAAGAGCTCACGGAGAAAATAGCATACAAGATAGCACAGCTCACAGAAAGCCCGGCAGTGGGTGTCTACATCAGGGCCAGACACGGCTGCTGCGAGAACCGAGGGATAAGAAGCGGTGATTCCAGCACGCAGACCACGGTGCTGAAGGGGCTATTGAAGACGGACCCAGCATTGAAGAGTGAATTTATGCACAACATACAACTGCAGGAAGCACAGTGTGGGCCAAATGGATAAAAAACTTACAGCAATGGCTTCTGCATCACTTTTCCCTGAGCTGGACGCCGGTGAAACCTTTGCGCTGGATGAAACATTGTACAACACAGACATCAACGTGGGCACAGTGACCACGGCGGCCAACGTGCAGATGGATTGGGGAGACATGTTCTACACCTCAAAAGATGAAGAACTTAGACAGAAATATCCGGCCTTGAAGCAGGCATGGGATCACTACCACAACATATTGAACATGTGCAAGACCAGAGAAGGAGAAATTGATGAGAATTGATCACACCCTGCACCTGGATTATTCCGACGTGCTGCTCAAACCCAAGAGATCCACACTGAACTCTCGCAGGGACGTGGACATGACGAGAGACTTCACATTCAGAAACAGCCGCAAACAGTTATCATACACACCAATAATGGCCAGCAACATGGATGGAGTTGGCACTTTTTCCATGGCACGCGTGCTACAGGATTACAAGATGCTGACGGTGATACGCAAGCACTACACTATAGACCAATGGAAGCAGACCGCGGGCACAGGCATAAAATTCAAATATGTGTCTGCGTGCGTGGGCACGGGAGCCATATGGGACGAGAACACGCAGGACTACCAGACACTGAAACAGGTCATGCGGGCATTCCCGGACATACCAACCATAACGATAGACGTGGCCAACGCATACCACGAACAGTTCGTGGACTTTGTGAAGAGGATAAGATCCGAATACCCAGACAAGGTGCTGATAGCGGGCAACGTGGTGTCGCCTGAGATGACAGAGGAACTGATCATAAACGGCGCAGACGTGGTCAAGATCGGCATAGGGCCTGGATCCGTGTGCACCACCAGGACTCAGACCGGGGTGGGAGTGCCGCAGTTCTCCGCTATCGTGGAGTGTGCTGACGCTGCCAATGGAGTTGGCGGGCACATCATAGCCGATGGAGGTTGCACCCAGTCCGGAGACGTATCAAAGGCGCTGGCTGCCGGCGCACACTTCGTGATGCTGGGAGGCATGCTGGCGGCACATGAAGAATCAGAATTGGAGCTGCGTGATGGCAAGAGAGTTTTTTATGGCATGAGTTCCGAGTCGGCATTTGAGAGGTATGGCATGCGCAAGGACGGCTACAGAGGCACAGAGGGAAAGACAGTGCTGCTGGATGACCGAGGTCCTGTGAAGGACACAGTGGAACAGATATTGGGTGGTGTGAGAAGCACCTGCACCTACATCGGAGCTAGACGTATCAAGGACATGCCGAAGTGCGCTCACTTCGTGAGGGTCAACAACGTGATCAACAGGGTCTACGATGGCAAGTAAATTACCAACCAAACCTTACCAATCGCTGGCCTGGATCGGAACAGTGGTTCTGTTGTGCGCCGCTACGTTGGCAGCCTTCAACGTGTTTCCGGTATATGTGTATCTATTTTGCGTGGCCAATGGCATATGGGTGCTAGTGGGCATACTGTGGCAAGAACGCAGTCTAATAGCACTTAATGCAGGATTAACAGCCATCTACGTGGCGGGATTACTATTAAAATGACAGCGGTTGATACTGTGCAAAAAACTTATTTTACCACACTGCAGATGCGCCAGGCACTGACTCAAATTGAGGATCAGCTGGTTCATTCCATGTGGATGCCTAGCATTATACTGGGCATCAACAGAGGTGGCTGCGTGCCAGGAGTGTACCTATCACATAGATTGAAAAAGGAGCACGCAGTGCTGGACGTGCGACTGAGGGATCATGCAGTCAAGCCCAACCTTTCTGTGCTGGAAAAAGAATACGCATTTCAGAAAAAGATTTTGATCATTGACGACATCAACGACACCGGAGCCACTTTCCAATACATCGTGGACAACTTTGGAAAACCTGAGCGTGTGCGTTTTGCTGCTGTGGTCAATAATAAACCATCGCCTGTCAAAATGGACTACCAGGGCTACGAGATTGACAAAAATCTACAGCCGCAGTGGGTGGTCTTTCCATGGGAGGAATGGCAAACCTAAAAAGGAGAAACATGACAAACTATCTAAACAATCTGTTGAAAGATGTTGACCGTGGCCTGCTGAGGAATCTGGTGATATTCCACACAGTGATCATTGCAATAAGCAATTATCTTGTGACCATACGCTTCAATCTCTTTGCAGAAAAAATCAACATACTGGGCTGGCAGACCAGCTTCCCATTGGCAGCTGCGGCCTTCACGTTCCCGCTGGTGGTGGTCGCAAGCGATCTCACCGTGCGGTTGGTGGGCAAGCACACCGCCAGGGCGGTGGTGGCCATGGCCATGCTGCCCGCCATAGTGGCGTCGGTGGCTGTGCTTCTTATATTGAAGGACCCACACGCGATCAGAGTGGGCGTGGCGTCCGGCACCGCATATGCAGTGGGCACCATGCTGGACGTTTACGTGATGCAGTGGATACGTGAGAAATGGACCAGCAACTGGTGGCTGGCTCCGGCCCTCAGCACTGTGGCGGCCAACATCATTGACACCTACACATTCTTCTACACTGCGTTCTATCCGCAGCCGTGGGTGCATGCGGTGGCCTTCAACAACACCTTGGTCAAGATCATTGTGGGATTCATAATCTTTTTGCCCGCATATGGAGTGTTGCTGATGTATCTGCAGAACAAGCTGCAGAGGAAACTGGTTGGATAGATCATGAGGCAGGTGCCATTACCAGCACCTGCCTTGACAAATCATCTAAATACAATTACAATGTGTGGATATGTCAAATAAGGCCGGCAAGATCTGGGGACAGACCGAACTGATACACGCCAATGGCGTGCTGGAATTCCACCGCATCGACTTCAGGGCGGGAGGAGTGTGCAGCAAACACCAGCACAAACACAAGTGGAACGGATTCTACGTGGTGTCAGGCCGGATGAAGATCAAGGTTTGGCAGAGAGACCAGCAGGACCTCATCGACGAGACGATATTAGGACCCGGCGATTTCACCAAGGTCAAGCCAGGCTACTTCCATCTCTTCGAGGGAATAGAGGACGGCGTGGCCTTTGAACTGTACTGGGCAGAGTTCAATCATGATGACATTCAAAGAGAGACAGTGGGCCATTTCCGCAGCGGCAATGTGGTGAGGCTTGATAAAAAAGATAAAAGATGATGGCTGAACAGGCTGTCGAGGTCGTCAACACCAGAGACATCAAATGTTTTGGAGATGACGACTGGGGTGGACACCCCACTGTATTTTACACAATAGGCAAGAGTAACGAAGTCGTTTGCGGATATTGCAATAAAAAATTCATATATGAACAGCAAGATTGACGAAAACGAATACGAAGTGTACACTCTAGATGAGGACCCAGAAATTAAAAAAAAGAGACTGGGAAAATACACTGTGGAAGAGATATTAGAAGCGGTCGAGGCATTGCATGAGCAAGATAAAAGTAGCTGAACTATTTTACAGCATACAGGGAGAGGGGCGCTACATGGGCGTGCCTTCGGTATTCCTGCGAACATTTGGCTGCAACTTCACCTGTGCCGGGTTCGGCCTGCCCAAAGGGGTCAGGAGCGATGAAAATGATAAGGTGTACGAGCAACATAAAAAATTCCCATTCAAAGATTATCGAGAATTGCCTTTGGTCAGCACAGGCTGTGACAGCTATGCCTCCTGGGATCCTAGATTCAAGGACCTGTCGCCCATGCTGACGTCAGACGCCATAGCGGAGAGGACCATGGAGATATTGCCACACAAGCGATGGGTCGATGAGCATTTCATATTCACGGGCGGCGAGCCATTGCTGGGCTGGCAGAGAGCATATCCTGATTTACTGGAGCACGCGAAGATGCAGGACCTCAGAGAGATCACTTTCGAGACCAATGGCACACAGAAACTTCATCAAGATTTCAAAGCATATCTTTCTCAGTGGAGCCACAGGCATGGTAGGAACAAAGATAGCATCACTTTCTCTGTGAGCGCAAAATTGAGCGTGAGCGGCGAGAAGCGAGAAGATGCCATTGTGCCCGATGTGGTAGCGGAGTATGGTGAAGTGGGACATGTGTACTTGAAATTTGTGATCGCTGACATCAATGATGCCTATGAAGCCATAGAGGCCGTAAAGGAATATAATAAAGCGGGATTCAAAGGTTCCGTTTATCTCATGCCCGTGGGTGGTGTGGAGAGCGTGTATCACATGAACAACAGGACAGTGGCGGAACTGGCAATGAAAATGGGCTACAGATACAGCGATAGATTACAGGTGCCATTGTTCAAGAATGCTTGGGGAACGTAACTTGGTAAATCGCGATTGGAAAACAATTGATTTTTTCCAAAAACAGTTGTAAAATAAGGATATGAAAGTTAAAAAAACAAAAAATACAAAAGTTGAAAAGAGCGAAGAGCCTATGGTCAAGGTTCTGCAAGTGAATGTGAATCCAGAAAATCCAAGAAATGGATTCTTTGAATTGGATTGGAATAATGAGTTTGTGAATATGTTGAAACAGAATGGCTACAAAGGTGCGTCTGAAGAGGAAATAGTGGATCGTTGGTTTCAGAGCCTTTGCCGGACCATCGGCAACGAGCAAGGTGTGGATGTAACAGGTGCAGGTTATGTTCAAATCAATAGAAGAGAAGACGGCAAGACTGAGGTATCATAGGTATGACCCACATACTGGTAGATACCGCTAACACTTTTTTCCGAGCAAGGCACGTGATACGTGGCGATGCTTCTGAAAAGATCGGCATGGCCATACACATCACCCTGAATTCCATTAAGAAAGCCTGGAATGATTTTGATGGCACCCACGTAATATTTTGTTTGGAGGGACGCAGCTGGAGGAAAGACCACTATGCTCCCTATAAAAGGAACCGAGCAGAAACAGTGCAGGCAATGACGGCGGCAGAGCAGGAAGAGAACAAACTGTTCTGGGAGTGCTATGATGATTTCGTGGATTTCGTAAGAACCAAGACCAACGTCACGGTGCTACAAAATGGCAGATGTGAGGCAGATGATCTCATAGCTCGCTGGATCGACATGCATCCTGATCAACAGCATGTTATCATAAGCACAGACAAAGATCTCAATCAGCTTATCGCTCCAAATGTTCGACAGTACAATGGCGTCACTGAAGAGACCATCACAGTGGCGGGCTATTTTGATAAAAAAGGCAATCCTGTGATCGACAATAAAACCAAACAGCACAAGAAAACAGAGAGTGCAGAATGGACGATATTCGAAAAGGCCATGCGAGGCGATCCATCTGACAACATATTTTCAGCTTTCCCGGGAGTTCGCAAAAAAGGTACAAAGAACAAAGTGGGATTGTTGGAAGCATTTGAGGATAGGCTCAACAAAGGTTATGCCTGGAACAATCTCATGCTGAGCAAATGGATGGATCCTGAGGGAATTGAACACAGAGTGATAGATGATTACGAGCGCAACAGATTGCTGGTTGACTTGCATGCACAACCAGAAGCCATAATACAAGAACTGGATCAAACAATTGTCCAGGCCAAAGCAGAAAACAAACAGATATCACAAGTGGGTATAAGATTCATGAGATTCTGTGCCAAATATGACCTGCAGAAGATCACGGAGCAGGCACAGTTATATGTGGAACCGTTCAATGCGAGGTTGGCATGACCATGCGAGCAAAGATATTAATAAAAGATAAATTTTGGATCATAGAAGAGAATGGCCAGAAATTGGGCACACTGCAACGAAAAGACGACAATGGTTGGATCTTCCTGGGCAAGAAAGATCAAAGACAGGAATATCCCACACAGGAAAGCCTGTACGCACGATTTGGCTCAGGCATATTTGCCACAGATATCACAGTGCCAGAAAATAAAGCGCCACACATTGAAACGGAATTTCAGGTGCATGGCTATACTTGCTCACAACAGCCTTACAATTCCATGTTTGACGTGCAAAAGCAACTGCCCGTTTACACCAAAACACCCAAAAGCCGCAGCTTGTTTTGTGCAGGCTATTATATCATCAGCTTCCCCAAAGGTTGGAGGAAAGCCTACTGTCCCAAGGTAATTACACTACAGAGATATGCATACAAAGGGCCTATCAAAACCAAAATAGAAATGCAACAGGTATTAAATGACGCAATCAAAGAGCAAGCTGCAAACTCAGCCCATTGAAGACTTCATAGCCAGAGTACGCACTGCCAAAAACAAGCAGGAAAAAAGTATTGTTTTGACCATGCAAGACGCCGACCGTTTGGCATCTAGTTTGAGCCAAACCATGACGCGACTTGTAGCAGTTCAGGAAGAGATAATCGAGGCGCTGAAAACAGCACAGCAGGCTCAAACGATCAACATAGAAATGGACGGCGGCAAGTTCAGCAAATAATCTATCTGGTAAAAATTGGTAAATACCTTGATAGATTATGTCAAGACCAAAACCCACAGTGCTGTTGACTATCAGCAATAAAGAGACCTACAAGCAAGAAGAAGTTCTCGCTGCGGAAGGAATCTGGGCGGTATTTTACGATGGTAAACCCATCAATCTTAAAAGTGCCAGCTTGGTTTCCAATTACCCAGGTCCCAAGTACAAGAAAGTTTCTTTTTCCAATCCGGGACATGCGGAGAACCTGGCCAAGAAACTCAACACCATGCACAAGACTGACAAGTTTGGCGTGTACCTATTAAAGTCCGGCGAAAAATTCAAGCGATAATTAACAGTATGGACGTCAAGACCGCCTATACTCGCACCTTCATGCAACTGCTGAATCAGCCCGACCATGAGGAAACTGTCAAGAGCTGTTATTACACCTGGTGGCAGAACGTGAGAGAAAGCTATCAGGCTAGGTCGTTGCGACTGACCAAGCAGGGGCTGGACATTGTAAAAAAATTAGAGATCAAAATCTACACAATCAAGTTCCCAGACAAGATCATCTTCACGCCACAGACCTTCCTATGGTTGGACGAATTTGTGGACTGCCCATATCATGTGGACAAGAAACAGATCACTGTCACAATGGAAAGAATGGCACTTCAGTTGATGATGTTTGCCGGTGATGTGACCAAATATGGGCTTGCCCGCGCCATGAGCAAGGCGGATGAGCAAAAAAGCCAATAATATCAATTGGTTAAATCAACTTGACCTTATACGGTTTCATGCTATAATGGTAGTATAAACAAATTTTAGAGAGGTCTAAAAATGGTGAGCAAAAAGGAAAAGAGCACAGCGGTTGGCTCTCAAAACAGAACCGTTACTCCAAATGAGGCGAAGGCAGCATTATCGCACTGCATACAATTAAAGAGACCACTAATGATGTGGGGTGCTCCCGGTATTGGTAAATCTGATATCGTGAAACAGGTGGCACAAGACCAAGACAGACAGGTGATAGACATAAGATTGCCTCTGTGGGAACCCACTGACATCAAAGGTATCCCCTATTACAATGCCAAAGAAAACAACATGGTCTGGGCTCCTCCAGCTGAGCTGCCAACCAATCCAGAATCCACCGAGATTATATTCCTAGATGAACTCAATTCCGCTGCGCCTGCTGTGCAGGCGGCAGCATATCAGCTGATTCTCAACCGCAGAGTGGGGCAGTATCACCTGCCAGCGGGCGTGGCCATTGTGGCCGCGGGCAACAGGGACGCAGACAAGGGAGTGACCTACAGGATGCCAGCGCCGCTCGCCAACAGATTCGTTCACATCGAACTGCGGGTGGACTATGATGACTGGATGCAGTGGGCCACCATGCACCACATACACCCTGACGTGGTGGGCTATGTCACATTCGCCAAACAAGATTTATATGATTTTGATCCCAAGGGATCATCACGCTCTTTCGCAACTCCGAGATCATGGAGTTTCGTAAGCCAACTTCTATCGGACAGCCTGCCTGAAAGTACGCTCACTGACCTCGTGGCGGGCGCAGTAGGAGAGGGACTGGCCGTTAAGTTTATGAACCATCGTAAAATTAGCGGCCAACTACCTAACCCATCCGACATACTGAGCGGCAAGGTCAAGGACCTTAAGGCCAAGGAGATATCAGCGATGTATTCGCTCACCGTTAGCCTGTGCTACGAA